AGCAGTATAGGAGCTAAATGCTTTATCTCTAATTATAATTCTAGTGAGTATATCTTCAGCTAAGATTGTAACACCATCACCATTAACATCATAGTTTATTTTTGGAAATCCTCTATCGAAATACATCTTAATAACCTGCCTTAACTCTTTCTTTGTCGAGAAGTTCTATTTCTTTAAAAGATAAGGATAGAGCAACTTCAACTGGATTTCCATCTTCAAATGTAGTAAATCTATCTCCACCATAAACTACAGACATATTGGTTAATGCACATTTACCTATTTTATTCATCCGTTCATTCGGAGCAGTTTTAAAATGATATGTTATTTCAAAAACATATGGTAGAGCATAGATACGAAACCCCTTATTAGCTATTTGTTCTGGAGCCGCAGAAATTTTAAAGTGTTTAACAATTTGATCAACGGTATTCGCTTCTACATCGGAAGTTGGTTTTAAAGAAAAATTAAATGAAAATTCTCTATACATTGGGCCAGTATATGTGACCATAGATTCTGCTGCGGTTGCAACCCCTGTTACACCTTGGGTTAATGGTTGCCCTAAAGCTTGCCCGAGCAGCCCCACTGAACCTGCTCCAAGGCCTTGAGAAGCTTGGGACCTGATATCAGCTCCCCTTGCCTTCATGCTATTGAAGGAACTGGTGATGCTGTCGATTGCATGGACTTGTCTGCCCATTTCGGTCTGGCCGCCCGTACCACCTGCTGCCCCGACCGCCAGCGCCGTTGGCGTGCTAATGTCGGCAACTGCTCTTGCCGTTTTGTTATGGGTGCTCAGGTCCTTAGACATGGTCTCTCCAAGCACTGACGAAGCCCAACCAATTTCATCTTGATTCCAACCTTGTGCATAAGAAACTGAAGGTCCTGTTGGTATAGGCAGGTTTATAGATGGACCTTTTTCCGTATAATCTTGTTCAGCATCTCTCTGAGAACCATATCCACCTGTTATTTCAAAAGCTTGAAATTTCATCCAGCCAGCGGTTTCTGCTGTAGCACCAAAGTTTTTGTTAGCTGGGAAAGTTAATGTTGTCATGGATGCTGTCCGGTATCTGGGTGGCCCGCAATATGTGCCATTTTTCTATTCCTCCAATTGTTATAAGTATTTATATGAAAAAGAAAAAGTTTAGTAATAGAAAACCATATAAAGGTCGGTTTCAGCCTAATGATCCAGACAAATATAAGGGAAACCCACGGAATATTATTTATCGTTCTATGTGGGAGCGTCACTGTATGGTCTATTTCGACCGTAATGAGAATGTATTGGAGTGGTCTAGTGAGGAGTTTGCTATACCTTATATATCACCGTGGGATAATAAACTACACAGATATTACCCAGACTTTATGGTTAAGATTAAACGAGGCCAGATGACAGAAATTCGTATAATTGAAGTCAAACCATCAAAATATCTTGTTCCGCCGAAGCAAGGTAAACGTAAGACTAAAGGTTATCTATATGAAGTGAGAGAATGGGGCCGAAATAGTGCTAAATGGGAAGCTGCACAAAAATACTGTGAGGATCGGGGCTGGATATTTGATGTATGGACGGAAAAAACTTTAGGATTGTGATAAATAGTAATGTATGAGTTTATTTCAAGAAATCAAAGATTCTGCTGAGGGGAGAGAATTATCAATTAGATGGTACCAAAGAAAGATTAAAAGTTTAGGAGCAGACAGATATTCAGCTACACAACACATAATGCAGGGTCAAAAAGAAGGTAGGGTTGTGAGTAGACCGGAGTTTGGTATGCTAAATTTATTTCATTATAGACCTAAAGGGGCTCTTAAATTAAAATATTATGATATATTTCCAATAGTTCTTCCCTTTGAAAGACATAAAAACGGATTTACAGGAATAAACTTTCATTTTTTACCTATACCGCTGAGAATAGAACTTTTAGAACGACTACAGTTATATTCTAGGGAAGATAAGGTTGAAGTTTATTGGGACTTGATAGAGAATTGGAAGTTGGTTCGACCTATTGTTAGACGATATCTTAAGCAACAGGTAAAATCTCATTTTCTACGATTGCCTTTAGATGATATGTTAATTGGCAGCTTATTACCTGTACAAGGGTTTTATAGTGGTGATTGGAATTATAAACAACGAGTAACAAATAGAAAGGTCTGGCGAGATACCAGAAGAAGTATAATGGGGGAACAATAAAATGGGATACGCATCAGACGGATACGAGGGTGGAACAATGTCGGATGTCGCCGATATGGGTAAGTATCAGACCAAAAATGAAATTAAAACTGATCCTGTGGTCAAACCTAAAGCAGACCCGTTGGCGGAAAAACAACAGTTTATGGCCAAAGAAGATGCCAGACGGAAAGAACTATCGAATGATTTTGATCATGAGGACAAAAGAGCTGCCGCGAGCCGAGCTTCGGCCACTTCTCCATATCAAGAAGTTGCAGCTCAAATTTCTAATAACGATTTAGCTCGCCAAAATAGATTTAGAGTAGAGATATATCCACCTGGACAAAGACCGGAGAAGTATATAGAGATGTTAATCGAAAACGCAAGTTTTCCAGGCCAAAATTTAAGAACAACTCCTGACTCTTTGCGTTATGGACCACAAAGAGAGATTGTCCACGGAGTAACATATGGGCCAATTAATTTAACGTTTATGTGCCGACCGGGTTTACCAGAGAAAGTGTTTTTTGAAGCTTGGCATGATTTGACCTTTAATAGGGAGACTTGGAACGTACAATATTATCAAGATTATGTTGGCAGCATTAAAATGTTCCAACTTGATAGACCGGATAGAGATAGATATATGGTGACTTTACATGAAGTTTATCCTAAAACGATTATCAGCCAAGATTATAATTTAAGTTCTAATGATTCATACCAAACATTGCAGGTAGAATTTTCATATCATCATTGGGACTCTGAAGTTATGCCCTTTTCAAAGGCGAGCGGGCCCAGGCACCTGAGAAATCAAGATTGGGACAGCCCGGCTGCAGCTGCGGCCGCTCTAAAACGATCTAGTTCTATGGATGCAATTAGAGCTCAAGTGGCACAAAAAATAGAAGCTGCTATGAACCATACCGATCATAGACAAGCAGGAGGCGGCGCAGACCCAATGGGCTCCGGTCTTGACTTTTTAAATGGCGTGAGCGATGCCCAAAAGGCTGGGTTCATAAAAGGAGAAGCTGGGCTTGTCACTGAAGGATTGACAAGTGCATTAGCTATGGCTGCAGGAGGTGCTTCAGCTCAACAAGCAATTTTGTTTGGTGTTTCAGAAGCTATCGGCCAACTCCCAGGGGCAGCCAGTTGGCTCGGATCAGGTTCACCGACACCAGGAGAACTAGCTGTAAGCTTTATAAACGCAGCTTACAGAACTGTTCCAAAAACAACAACAAACGCTGCGGTTTCTAGTTTGTTTAATATAGCAGCACGCCACATACAAACAAATGCGAGCAACATATCACCTCAAATGATGCAACAAATATATGGAGGTCAAGTAAAGACTCCATCAACGAACAATAGAAATAGATAATATAATTAGGAGAATATGAAATATTATGAGTTTACCGGTAATTAATACACCAACATATGAATTGGTACAACCTTCAACGAAGGACACTATAACATTTAGACCATTTTTGGTCAAAGAGGAGAAGATCCTTTTATTAGCATTAGAAGAAAATAATGAAAATTCATTGGCAATGTCTTTAAAACAAATCATTAACAATTGTACTTTTGAACAAGTAAATGTGGACATTTTACCTCTATTTGATTTAGAGTATATGTTTTTAAAGATTAGAGCCAAATCAGTAGGTGAAACAGCTAAAGTAAGGTTGTTGTGTGAAGATGATGGAGAAACCTATGCTGAAGTAGAAATAGATTTGGAAGAAGTTGAAGTATCTTTTCCAGAAAAACACACAAATACTATAAACATAACTGATGAAGTGGTTTTAGAGATGAGATACCCCACATATGAATTGTTGGGCACCGGCACTGACGAATTGACGGTTGATAAAACATTTGATTTAATTGGTGCTTGTATCAATAGGATGATCGAAGGAGAAAATATTTATGATAGAGCAGATTGGACAGAAGAGGAGTTAAGATTGTTTATTGAAAATTTGACCTCTAAACAGTTTGCTGAATTACAAACATTCTTTGAAACTATGCCTAAGTTGAGTAAAGAGGTTAGTTATACTAATCCAAAAACAAAAAAGAAAAATAAAATGACATTGGAGGGTTTACAGAGTTTTTTCGTATAGCTCTTTCTCATAATACACTAGAGAATTTTTTTAGAACAAATTTTGCTCTAATGCAACATCACAAGTATAGTTATTCTGATTTAGAAAACATGTTGCCCTGGGAAAGACAGACCTATGTTGCACTGTTGGTTAATTGGGTTGAGGAAGAGAATGAAAGACGAAAAGCGCAACAACATTAAGAATAATGGCAGAAAAACATGACACACACCAATTAAACGACCAAACTAGATTTGCAATGCCAGTGAGAAACTTAATCTCATTGGTTGTTGCTGTTGCCCTTGGAGTGTGGGCTTACTTTGGTATTATTGAACGACTGAATAAACTTGAAACTCAAGCGATTTTAGTTCAATCAGACCTAGTAAAAAATACAGAATTTAGAATCAAATGGCCGAGAGGTGACTTAGGTTCTCTCCCTGCCGATTCAGAACAATTTATGCTAATAGAACATTTAGCTGGTGAGTTTGAGAAGTTATCAGATGAAATAGATACAGGTAAAGCTCCGCATGACCAACAACAGGCTTTAACTTTACAATTCTATGAGAAACGTATTAGTTCTTTAGAAGAAAGATTAGAAGCTATGAGAGATCAGCTTGCATCGCTCAAGGCGAACGGAGGAAATAAACAATGAGTGTAACAATAGCAACATTAATGGTTTTGGTATTATATATTAATGATGTACCAAAAGAATGGATGGGACACCACGAAAACAGTGCCGGTCAATGGGTAGAAATGGGCATGGGTGGTTGTCTAAAAATGAAACGAAATCTAAAACGGAACGGTTGGAAAGATTCTCAAACAGGTAGAACACGATTTGCTTGTGAGAAACATGAAGTAGAACTCGGACCAAATCACGAAGGATTAATAGTTGTTAAGAAAATATTA